TAAGTCTACTCTATCTTTAATTTCATCTGGCATAGCAGTTAGATCAATTAGTTCTTTGTTTCTATTGTAATCATCTAATACTCTATGCTCTGCACCATTGTGATCAGTCCAACGTTGTAGCATCATGTTGTTCCATGCATAGCCTTTGCTTTTGCGATCTTCAAATGCTTCTAGTAGACCAACTTTGTTCTTGGTGCCTTTCTTGCGTACACCTGGATAAGCACTGAACACATTGTCGCTTGAATCACCTCTCATGCACTTTTCAAACAACAACCATTCAGGATCACCTAACAGCTTAGGCTCCTTTGTTTTCTTATCTATCACTTGCTTGCCTTTAGCATCGTATATGCCTTCTAGTGTAATCAAGTTATCTGTAATACCATTGAACTGTGTAACGTTTTTTGTAATCAACTGATAGAAGTCACTATCACTGCTAATGATAACATGTTCGTCTGTAGGATGCAGTGCAATCCAACGTGCTATAAGATCATCTGCTTCTGCATCTGCATCACGTAGCACACTACAATTTGTCTTTTCACGTATGTATGTACTAAAGTCATCAAAAGTTTCCCAGAACAGTTTCTCTTCTTCTTGTTCTGTTTCGTTTTGTGCAGCTCTTGCTTCACTGCGATTGGCCTTGTAAGGCTTGTAGTGATCTTTGCGCCAACTACGTCCTTCTAACATGAACACAACATGGTCTGCGTTAAACTTCTTTGCTACTTTGTTAATAGCTGCCATGCTTATGTGTAGTGCATAGCCTACTTTTTCCCAAGGGTCAGTTGCACGAAATGCAACATGCCTAGCACGAAAAAACATATTAGCAGTGTCAATTAATAGATACTTCATACCATTCCTTTTGTATATAATGTACTAATTATAACACTAAACCAAACGATTGTCAACGATATATTTTGTCATATATTGAGCCCACACTCTGTGTCCGTCAGCACCATAATGATAGCTGGTAGGTGATACAGTGTAACAGCGATTGCTTACAATGCTATTAAACGTGCCTTTAGCATTGTATGGTAGTATGTAGCTTGCTCCCCAGTCTTTCTTTTTCTTTACAACACTGAAGTCATTATTACCATTGAAGAATATATGCTTTGCACCCAGTTGTTCTAGTTCTAAATGAAATTGCCAAATCTCATTGTGTGCTTCATTGGTTTTTGTTTGCCAATCAACGTTTGCTACATATTCTTTGTATTTTTGTTGATGGCTTTGAGGAACATCATCTATGCCACTAGCATTTATCTGATAGTATTCATTATCTATCAGCCATTCTTCACGTTCCCAAGTACTCCATTGAATAACATAAAGTGTTCTATCGATATCGTTTGCTTGTTGTTCAAGCCAGTTGCGTGTAGTCCTGATAATTCTCGTATTAGAACTTGCACTTTCAGCGTCACATTTAAATCCACAACTGAGTCTATTGCTTAACAACTTACCCCAACTGTGTGCTAGATTTTCAGGATGAGGAGCTCTGCCCATTGTAAAGTATCTCTGATCGTCTTCGGCAAATGCATGATTGTTTACACATTCAGCGGCAGCAGTATGTGAATCTCCGTTTGTATAAAGTATCATAATAGTTTGTTTTCTCTAATGTAATCAATTAAAAATTCTGCCCACACTTTATGGCCATCGGCTTCGTAGTGATACCATTCATCTGGACGTAGACCTTTGTTTTTGAGATAGTGGTAAAAACTTTGATCTTTATCATAAGGCTCTACGTAGGCACTATTCCAGTTGTACGTTTGATTCTTTCTTATGAAATCATACATGCAATTAAAGAACAAATGTCTTATGTTTTTTTGTTCTAGTTCGAGATGGAAACTGTAGATGTATTCATGCCATTCTACAGACTTTTCACTCTGTCTATCAGACGTTTGTTCTGTTACCCATTGTTTGTATTTGTTTGCAAGTTCCTCGGGTACACTGTTTGTTCCGCTTGCTGTAACTGTATAGTACCGGTCATTGTGATACCATTCCTCACGTTCCCACGTGCTCCATCCAATTATGATGAAGTCTGGTGTTGTGTGCTTAAGATATTCGCGTGTGCGTCGAAGTATACTAGCATTACTACTACCAATCTGTGCTTGATTAATCAAATTGCAATCAAACTTTTGGGCAACTATATTAATATAACCAAAATCCGGTGCAGTATGTGAATCACCGTTTGCATACAGAAGCATTACTTTACCTCTGTGTAACCGTCACCCAGATCTCTTCTTTGTGTATATCGTATATCAGGATCTGCTTGTTCTTGTTCATAGGTTTCTAACGCAACATTACGACACACATTTTGAAACCATCTATCAATAATTACATGTTCTTCTTCATTGGGCTTTGCTTGATAACCTGCACGTACAAGGTTTGCAATAAACTTCTCGTTCCAGTCTAGTTCAAATGCACCGTTGTTTATTTCTTCTGGATCAATATCCATACTGAGCACACTTACCCACGGTTCGCCAGCCGCAGTTGCTATTTCTTTGGGTGTCTTCTTGGATTTTGTTTTAGGTTTTTCTGCAACAGGCTTTTTCTTTGCAAATACTTTTTTAATTTTATCAAACATTTTTTGCCTCTTCTTTCATGAATACCGGTATAGGATTCATCTTGTGTAGATTACGACTTCTCAAAATTTTATATAACTCTATGTTATCTATCTGTTGTTCAGTCATATCATCAATAGGTGTATCAACATGTTCCATGCACCATTCTAGTTCTGGATATGTAAATCCGTTTAGCTGATCTTTATCTACTCTGCCATCTTCCCACAAGCCATCTGTTGGCTCAGCATCTATAATGCGTTGATTAATACCAAGCTGTTTACCAAGTTCCCATACTTCTGTTTTAAGTAGGTCTGCAATTGGAGATATATCAACGCCACCATCGCCGTACTTTGTAAAAAACCCTATACCAAAGTCTTCTACTTTGTTTCCTGTTCCAACTACTATACCTCCAAATGTTTGTGCCTTTTGGTATAGTGTCATCATACGTAGTCTTGCACGTGAGTTTGCAAGTGCAAGTTCATTCTTTGGAAACTGAAACAGGTCTTCAAACTTTTCAAACACTGGTGTGAGATCAATCATTTCAAAACTGGCATTCATATAGTGTTCGCCTAACCACAAGCAATGATCCACACCTAAGTCAGTTTGCTCTTGCTTCTGCCTTATTGGCATAACAAGTGTAAGTGTAGGAATGCCTGTTAATGCACATAGAGTGCTTACTACTGCACTGTCAATGCCACCACTAACTCCAACAACCAACTGTTGAATATTGTTTTCTTTTGCATAGTCTTTAATCCAGTCTTTGATCTCAGTCTTCAAATCCATCTATAATCCTTTTTTTCTCAGTACATCTAAATCTATTGGAGCCTTCATTGCTCTCTCTAGTGGTGTACTAGGTACCCCAGGCGTTGCCGAAGAGGCTAATATGTAATCGGGGTGTAAAGCGCCATCCTCTTTCCATGCAGAGTCTTGCGACTTCTTGGACATTGAGAACATATTCTTCGCTCCTGCCACCCAACGGCATGAGGTATACAGGGCATTCAATACCTGCCTCCCTATACTCTTCAACTGCACGACCAGCTTCTGTAATATCATTTTCATCAGCGACCACAAACTTGAAATACATATCACTACCAACCACACTGCTATAATCACGAGCCACTGCAGGCTTAATAGCAGTCTCCCAAGATTCTCCACTAACTGAGAGCTTTGGGGAACAACTCCAAGTAACCGTAAACCTCTCTTGAGTGGAGAGATAATCTCCAAAATCTTCATGTAGCATCTGTGTTGTATTTGTTTCAAATGTGACATTTTTCAAGTCCTTCATCTTAGGATGCTCAAACAATTCTACATACAATCTTTGCCATGCTAACAAAGGTTCACCACCTGTCATAATCAAGTGTATGTCTTGTCCGTTATCCATTGTCCACTTGCCTTCTGGAAGTAAACTTATCAAATGCTCTACAACTTCATCTATTGTACGTAGCATGTTGAATTCTTTAAACTCAGGATAGATACTAGCATACGTATCGCAACCTGTGTGTATGATCGGTAAGTCATTAAATTCTTTTGTATTTTTATGTATGCCAGCATCAAGTAAGCCTTGTACTTCTTGATTGTGTATTACGCCTGACTTTTGCTTTTCATCACGCATTGGCTCTGATCTATCTAAACCAAAGTTCATACATCTAAAGTTACAACCAAATGTACGTAGGAACACACTTGGTACTCCTACAAACTTACCTTCGCCTTGCACACTATAAAATGCTTCACTGTATCTTAGTTTACCAACTTTCATATTGTATGCCTTTTCTTATTAGTATAACATATTTAGATCTATTGTGCAACTTATTTCTTATCCATTATTTTTTGCAGTTTTAACTCTTTGCCGACTATTTCTCTTAGTTCAAGTCCATTTCCGTATGGATCCATATTTTCATATTTTGTTAGACAGTCTCTTGCAGTGATATCTTTCCACACTACTTTTTTACCATCTGGCCATTTGATTTCATATGAACGTGGTGTCTTGTCCCAGGCTTTAGATGAACCATCTTTCATATAGGTAACAGTCATTATTTCATTACTTCCTCATTTGGATTCCATCGACTCCACCATTCTTCCCAGGGAAAAACAATCCAACTTGGGTCATCAACTTTGTTTATTTCTTCTGCGGCATAGTTAACATCTAGGTTTGCTTCGCTTGCTATGTTATCATACAATACTGCAAACTTTGTAGAGTTGTTCCAGATTGAATCCCACACATAGTCTATATCATCTTGTATGTTATTAGCAATTGTGTTTTCCCAATCTGCTTTTATCCAATTGATAGTTGCACCTGAATCGTTTATGTCATCTACTATCAGTACTTTCTTGCGTTGTCCAACGTCCCAACGTGCACCAGTTGACAGACCGTTGTTCATGCCAAATGCTATTTCTGCTAGTTTGGTATTGCTTTCACAAGGTACATGTTTGCCATCACGCAGTCTAACATCTAGTGTATACATTGTAACATCTAGATATTGACTTAGTAGATTACTAAGTGTGAGTCCACCACGTGTAATTCCTACAATATAGTCTGGCTTCCAGTTGTCCTTTTGTAGTTGACGCAGTATTTCTTGTGTTTGCCTTTGAACATCATGCCATGTTACATATACTTTTTTCATGTTATCTCCTTACGTCTACTAGTTTACCATCTTTATGTTTGTAAGTTCCTAAGTGCTTGTTTGGATCATTTGCATGCATTATTGCAAAAGGTTCAATTTCTTTACGCATTGCTTTATCAAAGTGTCCTGAACTTTGTCCTACTAATTTTAAATACCAGTCTACTTTTCTTGCATATATTTCTTTAAGTGCAACCATCTCAGGATGAAATGCATCGCCAATTCTATTTGGATCACCTTCTAGGAATTCTCTCTCAGCATAGGTTGTATCATTGTTGTTTCCAGTAAGATCATGTCTGTCATGTGTAACTACACTTTCAA